TTCCATCAACTCCAACACTTAAAGTGTGCGGACTGCTGGTGATTCCTGTTACATCATGTGTTGTTGTTCCATCGGAATAGGAAATGTCCCAAGGCGATGTTCCTGTCAATGCAACAGTCAAATCAGTAGTTTCTCCGTCACAAATACTTGCACCGCCGGAAATTGAGGCGCTTGGTAAGGAATTGACAGTTACCATTGCAGAGCCGGATAAGTCTGTTCCATCGCAATGTGCATCGGAAACCGCTGTGAGTGAATAAGTTCCATCAACTCCAACACTTAAAGTGTGCGGACTGCTGGTGATTCCTGTTACATCATGTGTTGTCGTTCCATCGGAATAAGTAAAGTCCCAAGGCGATGTTCCTGTCAATGCAACAGTCAAATCAGTAGTTTCTCCGTGACAAATACTTGCACCGCCGGAAATCGAAGCGCTTGGTAAAGCGTGTACGCCAATTGTTGCACTCCCATTCATTTCTGTACCTGTACAATGTGCATCGGAAACTGCAGTGACAGTATAAACACCATCTTCATCCACTAAAATCTCATACGGACTAACAGAAATATCACTCACATCATGTGTTGTTGTTCCATCGGAATAACTTAAATCCCACGGTGATGTCCCAGTTAAAGCAATACTAACTGTTGTATTATCACCTTCGCAAATATCGGCAGAACCGGATACAGTTGCAGTTGGCAAATCATAAACCGTCACACTAGCTGAACCGGTTAAATCTGTCCCATCGCAATGTACATCGGAAACCGCTGTAAGAGAATAAGTTCCATCAACTCCAACACTTAAAGTGTGCGGACTGCTGGTGATTCCTGTTACATCATGTGTTGTTGTTCCATCGGAATAGGAAATATCCCAAGGCGATGTTCCTGTCAATGCAACAGTCAAGTCAGTAGTTTCTCCGTGACAAATACTTGCACCGCCGGAAATTGAAGCGCTTGGCAAAGCGTGTAAGCCAATCGTAGCACTCCCATTCATTTCGGTACCGGAACAATGTGCATCTGAAATTGCAGTGACAGTATAAATAGCATCCTCATCCACAATTATTTCAAACGGACTTGTTGTTATGTCACTTTCCACATGAGTATATGTACCATCGGAATACATAATATCCCAAGGAGCAGTTCCTGTCAAATCGATGCTAACAATTGTATTATCACCTTCGCAAATATCGGCAGAGCCGGATACAGTTGCAGTCGGCAAATCATGAACAATAACACTCGCTGAACCGGTTAAATCTGTCCCATCGCAATGTGCATCGGAAACTGCAGTAAGCGTATAGGTTCCGGTGGTTCCAACTTCTAAAGTATAAGGACTAAGACCAATATCCTCCACATCATGTGTCGTTGTACCATCCGAATAAGTAATATCCCAAGGAGCAGTTCCCGTTAGCGTTACAGACAAATCAGTAGTTTCACCATCACACAAAGTTTCACCACCAGAAATTGCGGCAGTCGGTAAGTCGTTGACAGTAATAGCCATATCCGAAGGAATACCATCACCACAACCATTTTGTCCTTTTACTATAATGTCTCCATCAGAAGCAGTTGCACCAAATTCAACACTGATAGAATTTGTTGTGCTTGAGCCAACAGCTCCCGGAGGCAAAGTCCAATCATAAATAGTTGCATTATTAATTGCTCCAACCGTATACACTACATTCGTTTGTCCTAAACAAACAGAAGATAAACCACTAATTGTTCCGGCAGCATCAGGAATTTCAATCTTATAATCTCTTATAACGTCTGATTCAAAATCAGCTTTCATAAGAGCATAAGTTTCGTTGGTAAAATTCATGTTCAGTGACACCGTGCCACCATCACGAATCCCTGGAATAAACTCCCTGTACCCAGCATCAGAATCTAAAGACGTAACGTCA